CCTGATCCCAATGTTTTGTGCCATAAATCAACGTATCTGGATAACCGATTTATCGACGAGGCTTACTACGAGCGTATGGAGCGTAGAAAAGAGGTCGATCCTGAGGGCTATCAGATTTACGGTTTAGGTGAATGGGGAGAAACGAGCGGCCTTATTTTTTCCAACTATGTGGTGGAAGAGGTCAAAAAGGAAAACTTTTACTACGACTATATCCGCTACGGCCATGACTTTGGATTTAACCATGCTGACGCCTGCCTGAAAGTCGGTTTTAAGGACGACGAGGTGTATGTCATTCAGGAAGTCTACGAGAAAGAAAAGACTACTGACGACATTATTACCATTCTCCATGGCGGCAATTGGGATTATGACGAACTCATGTACTGTGATTCGGCTGAACCAGACCGCATAACGCAGTTGCAGAGGGCCGGATTTAATGCGGTGGGCGTAAAAAAGCACCCCGGAAGCGTTCTTGCGGGGATAGATTGGCTGAAAACCAGAAAAATACACATTGACCCGTCCTGTGTCGGGACTATCAGCGAGATCACCTCTTGGAGATGGAAAAAAGACAAGGACGGCGTAAACACGGACGTTCCCGTGCCTTATGGGGACGACGCAATGGCCGCTTTAAGGTATGCCTGTTGCGAATTTATCGACCGGGACGCCACCGTTGCGAGACCGCCACGGAAAGCGGTGTATTTCTGGAAGAGTGAAAGACCCCAGACTTTGTTAGATAGAGAGCCTATTTATGTTATTTGAGATTTTATTCTTCATTTCGCTTATTGTCGGAGTTTACGCATCCGTTTTTGCGTTCTTTAAAGGCTTTTCCTGCGGAATTTCCGCAAAAAACGGCGTTTCAGACGTGAAATTGCCGTTTATGCCTAAAGTGGTGGAAGAAAAAACTCCTCAGGAGACCGAAAACGAGAGGCTTCAGAGGATCATAAACCAGAATATAGAGAATTACGGGACAGATATCCCGCAGATGGACGTTATTTAGGAGTAGAACATGTTTGAAACACAGGTCACAGATATATGGCATGACTATCAGATGGGCCTCGACTATCTGAATAGCGTCAATCTGTTCAGCAAGGTCGAGACTTGCCATAACTTTATGAACGGCGACCAATGGAACGGCCTTAAATACGGTACCGAAAGACCGCCGTCATTAAATATTCTTCAGCCTATGATGAAGTCCTCCACGGCTCTTGTAGGTCATAACCGGGCAATTATCAACCATACTTCCATGAATTATGGTGCGGCGAGAGAAGAACTTCTTGAGATTTGCCGTTTGCTCGATATGAACGCCCAGAAGAATTGGGAAAGAATGAAACTCGACAAGGTCGTCTGGGACGTTCTTCAGGATTCATATATTGCGGGCGACAGTTTCCTCTATTTCTACGACGACGAGACGTGTGAAGAGGGAAAGATACTCTGTGAGCAGATAGATACCACCTCTATCATGTTCGGTGACGAGCAACAGCCTGATATCCAGAAACAGCCGTATCTTCTCATTATCCAGAGGAAGAACATAAACGACGTTAAGGAAATGGCTAAGGCCAACGGCTGTAGCGAGGAAGAGATCGATTCCATTCAGCCGGACAACGATACCGAACTCCAGATAAACGGAGACGTTGAGGTCCGCAATCACCAGAAACTAACACTCGTTGCGAAGATGTGGAAAAAGGACGGGTTCGTTCACATAGCGAGAGCGACCAAGACTGTCCTTGTTCAGCCGGATACGGAGATACCTCTGCACAGTTATCCTATCGCCAAGTACACATGGAAACTCCGCAAGGGACTTGCGAGAGGTGACGGTGACGTTTGGGATAAGATACCGAACCAGATTTCCATTAACAAGGCCCTTTACAGACTTGAGCAGTCAGTTAAGAACACGTCATATCCGATAAAGATATACAGACAGGGAGCGATCACCCCAGAGCAGATAGAAAGACTGAATCAGCCGGGGGCGTCTATAGCGGTAAAAGGAAGCCCGGACATGGGTATTCCAAACATAATCAGTTATCTACAGCCTGCGTCGGTCAATGGCATAGCCATAACATATTGGCAACAGTTAATGCAGTATACCCGTGACCTTTCAGGTACAGGCGATAACCTTGAGAATGTCAACCCTGAACAGGCTTCTGGAACCGCCATAGCACAGGTCAGAGAGGCTAAGGAACTGAACTCCAACATGCAGACTGCAGGATATAAGCAGTTCATAGAGGATATCGCAAACATATGGTACGAAATGCTCGTGGCATATAACCCTGACGGCGTGGTGATCTACGACGAGAACGACATTCCGATCCTTATCACTCAACAGGAACTGATAAGCCGGAAAGTCTCGATAAAGATTTCAATAGTGTCTACAGACTCCACCTATGTGGCTCTCAAGGACTACAACCTCAAGGAACTGTTCATGTCAGGTGCCATCACCTTTGAAGAGTACGTTGGAAGTCTTGATGATACGAGCAGTCTGCCGGTAACGGAACTCCAGAATATCGTCAAGGAGCGTCAGTTGAGGCAACAGCAGAACATGATGATGGGCAACATGTACGACACGGGTTACGGACGGATGCAGAACTTACAGGGCATGCAACAGCAGGGAGTAGAGACATTCGGAGGCTGATTATGAAGTGTAGGATATGCGGCAACGAAATGATAGTGGATTGGGTAGAAGAGGTCGAGGAGACCGAGGTATTCCACTACAAGTGTGCCAACCCTAACTGTCCCAGATACGGGTACAAAAAAGAGGCTGAAAAGCCTGAAAACGATGCTAACGCCGAAGAAGAGGCGTAAGTAAATACATTCGCATGGAATAGCGTAGAAATCCAAGAAAGGCGACCATACATGGAAGAAAAAGAGTTCGATTTACAGGCAGAACTGAACCGGGCATTAAATGAAGATGCTCCAAGCGTGGAAAATGAGGATGTCGCTGAACCTCAGGTAGAAGAGAGCGTAGTCGAAACGCCGCAGAACACCAAGACTGAACAGGATTCCTATTACGCAGATATGCGTAGAAAACAGGAACTCGACGAGGCAAGAAGCAAAAATGCCGCTCTTCAGGCTCAGTTGGACAGAGCGAAAAAGGCTCTGAACAGTTATTGGGACGGAGAAAACATTGATGATCTTGTTGACCGGGCAATGGCTCAGGCAGACGGTGTAGACGTGGCAACAGTTCGCCAGAACAGGATGGCTGAGGCTAATCAGCAGTCTTTAATGGCAGAACTTGAGCAGTACAGGCAGAACGAGGTCAATCGTCAGATGGAGAATGACCTGAGGGAGATACAGAGTATCGACCCGACCATAACGAGCCTGAACGATTTGCCTCCATCATTCATATCATTGAGGTTCAATGAGGTAAGCCCCATGGACGCCAAGAGTGCGTTTTTACGGATGAGGGCCATTGAGTCTCAGCAGAAAACGCCTAAGCCGGCTTCTACAGGCAGTATGACATCAACGGGAAAATCAACAAGTGAGTTCTTCACAAGTCAGGAACTTGATAACCTGACGAGCAAGGACCTCGACGACCCTAAGATTATGGAAAAGGCTATGAGGAGTTTGGAAAGGCTAAAGTAATTTACAGAAAGGTAATTAACTATGGCTTACAGTAACTTTAAGCCGATCATTTGGTCGAAGAAAATTCAGCATGACTTGGACAAGTTTATGGTGTTCAAGGATATGTGCAACACAAAGTTTCAGGGTGAAGTAGGTAGGGGCAAGACAGTCCGTATCGTCGGTATCCAGAAGCCTACTGTTGGCACATACGTTCCGGGAACCTCTATCGGTACTCCGGGAACACCTAATGACAACTACCTTGACCTCGTAGTCGATCAGTACAAGTTCACAAACTTCATGGTCGATGATGTTGACGACGCTCAGGCACACGTTGACATCATGGAACACCTCATGAGAGGTTCCGCTTCCGCTCTGGCTGAGGAGGCAGATTCTTATATCGCTTCCACAGTTGCGGCAGACGCTTCTATCGCAACAGAGGGTATGGTCGGTTCTTCCACTCAGATCGCTTCCGCAGGTGCCGCAAAGGCCGCAATTGATGCCGCCCTTGTCAAACTGTGGGAAAAGGGAGTAAAGACCGGCAAGGATACGACAATCGTTGTTTCCCCTTGGTTCTATTCCGAGTTTAAGAATGACCTGACCGAAATTCTCACCAACAACGTAGAGATGGTCAACAGAGGCATTTTCGGAATGTACAACGGTATCCCTGTAAAGATGTCCAACAACGTCTACAACGACGGTACAGATGACTATCTGTTCATCGCTCAGAAAGACGCTGTTGCATATGCAAGCGGTATCGAAGAGGTCGAGCCTTACAGACCTGAGGGACTGTTCTCTGACGCTGTTAAGGTCCTCCACACCTATGGCGTTAAGGTCGTCAGACCTGAGCAGATTTACATCCTCAAGGTTCACGCTTAATCGATCTGAACACGGGGGTAGGGCAACTCTGCCTTGCCCCCTCTTATCTAAGGAGTAACAAATGGCAAAAACATGGGCGAGTATTCGTAGTGAGACCTTAAACTTGGGCTTTGAAAAGACAAAAGCCTATGAAAAAAATAAAGCCGCCTATGTGGAAGCATACAATTGGCGGCAGAGTTATATAGCGAGTGACATTGGCGGCATTTTAGACAGACTGTACGTTACGGCAAAAGCCAACACGAAAAGACAGGTCATAGACGTGTTCACCATTGTCACGGAGAACGGATATGACTATGTCGGTTTAGCCGATATAGGCGTTCTGGACGCATATAACCGAAGAATAGACGACACCGCTTTCGTGGACAACAGGTTCGTTGTTGTTCCCGGAAGTATGGACGGAAAACTCACTATTTACTTTTACAGGATGCCGTCACGGATTACCGTGGATAGTCCAGATGATACTGATGTTGAGATTCCCGCTAAGTGGGCAAATCTCATGCCTTATCTCATGGCGAACAGGCTCTATCTCGACGACGATGCGTCAAAAGCGGGATATTATTGGAACCTGTACGACGACATGAGACAGAGATTGCTCGACAGAGAGAATATGCCAACGGTGACTGTGGTCGGAAACGTCAACATAGATGAAGAGGTGTGGTAAATGGGCAAAATTGCTGTTCCTAAGGCTCCGACCGTTAAACAGATAACCATGCCAAGGTTTTTGGGTGCCGATCTTACCAACGCTCCGTCTTACGTTTCCGACTATCGTTCACCGAACTGCCCTAACATGATAAGGGAGTCTGCCGGAAAAGTCCGTAAATGGATAGGTTATCACACCATACGGACATACGACGACCAGATAAACGGTTTCCACAACTTTCCTAACGGCGACGGAACATACACTCTTCTCGTTCATGCCGGTGAGAAACTGTATAACGGGAACACGGTCCTTTATTCGGGCATGAATGACAGCCGAAGCGTTTCCAAACTGCTCAATAAGCAGTTGGTAATCGCAGATGGTAAGAAAATGCTCAAGGTATATATGAGCGGCGGCAATATCACGGTACGGACTTTGGAGAGTAGTGCATACGCACCGACGGTAGTTATTTCAAGACGGCCAACGGGTGGCGGCACGACATATGAGCCTATAAACCTTTTAGGCAATACAAGAATAGATTCTTTTCTCGGTACTGCAAACGACACGGTATATCAGTTATCTGCGACAGGCATTTCGGCGGTAACTAAGGTCGAGAAACTGAAATCTGACGGCACATGGGAGACCGTGGCGTCCTCAGGATATTCGGTCAATACGACCACGGGCAAAGTCACGTTTTCGGGCGGTGCGCCCGGAGTAAGCCCGATAGCAGGTCAGGATAACATCAAGATCACTTTTACAAAGACCGTTAGCGGTTACGCAGACAAGATAAACAAGTGCGACATAATGACGCTGTACGGCGTAAACGGTTCAATGGACAGGATATTCGCACGGGGTTCTACGGGATATCCTAACAGGGACTACTACTGCCAGATGGACGACCCGTCCTATTGGGGAGATATCTGGTACTCGATCATAGGTCAGGACGACTCCACCATAATGGGATACTCCATTATAGGAAATGTTCTCGCAACTCATATAGACCACTCAGATAGTGGAACGAACATAATCCTGAGAGCCGGATCATTAGCAGACGACGGCACCGTGGCGTTCAGACAGACAGGAGCGTATCAGGGAACAGGAGCGATATCCAAGTGGGCATACGCTAACCTTGAGACCGAACCGCTATTCCTGACACGGCATGGCATTATGGCTGTCACACCAAGTGATGTTATCGGTGAAAGGTTCCGGCAGTTGAGAAGTTATTACCTCAACGGATTGCTTCTTGAACAGGACCTGACTGAAGCGGTGGCTTGCACATACGAAAGGTTCTATATGGTTTCAGCCGGAGGATACCTGTTCCGGCTTGACGGCACGCAGGCTTCAGTTGAAGAGAACGAACCGTATTCCAAGAGACAGTACGAGGGATTTTACCGTACCAATGTAAACGCAAGGTGCATTGTTAACATAGATGATACGCTGATCTTCGGAACAGCAGACGGAGAGGTCAAGCAGTTCTACAAAGATTATGACGAACCGGCATATTTCAATGACGACGGCGATCCTATTGAAGCAGTCTGGTCTACACCAGAACTGTACGGAAAGAACTTCTACTACAAGAAGCGTTTCAAGTTGCTGTCAGCGTTGGTCGGTGCGGCGATAGTCACAAGCGTTCAGGTCACACGGGTGTATGACGGTGAGACCGAAGTCGTAATAGATTACGGCACAGATTCGAGATACTTCACATTCAGCCATATTCAGTTCTCTAAGTTGACGTTCAAGACGGATAAGACCGCCTACATCATTAGAGAGAAGATCAGTATCAAACCTGAGAGCCGCAAAGTGCAGTTTATCTTTGAGAACAGAATACTTAACGAGCCGTTTGCATTATATGAAGCGGCAATCGAATATACGGAGGCAAGATAATGGGATATACGATTAACGACATAACACAGGGCGACCTTACGGGCGTTGGTGTTATTGGATTGCCTGATACGCCGAACCTGTCCGCTTCCGCAATGCAGAGCAAGTTTGAAGAGACACGGAGAAGCGTAATAATCCCTAAACTGAACGAGGTCATAGACGAGTTGGATAACAACGGTATGACACGGACAGAAATTAATCAGACCATTGAGGATCGTATCGCATATGTCGGTGGCGGTGATATGGCAAAGGCTGTCTACGACACGGACAATGACGGTGTGGTGGACAATGCGGCACTCCTTGACGGACATGCCGCAAGCGAGTTTATCACCACGGCAAACACGTTGAACGTGTTCTTCAGGGGAAGCAACCCTATAACCTCAACGGCTAATGATACAACGGCGAATTGGAAAGCCTTGGGCAACGGGGCATGGTACTACAGTACCGCTAACTGCCTAAACGACCAACCAAGTCAGTGGGGTATGGTGTACAGCATAGTTAATGATGCAGGCAACGTATATCAGATAGCACAGATTTGGATTAATGTGCCTACCGCAAAGATGTACATTAGGTCAGGCAATGCAAGCGGTTGGGGAGCAACGTGGTCTCAGTTATTCAATGGCTCTGTATCAAGGGATAACGTGGCAGGTATTGTCAAGTCCAACACGTCTACGAGTAAGACCCTCACAATGTCCTTGAGTGGCTCAACACTCACCATAACTTATCGGTAAGGGGTGACGCTATGCCTATAGTATTGAACGGTACAACATTCAACAACGGCGGGACAGCCAAGTTCAACGGCACGAGTTTGACCGAAATCAAGTTTGGAAGCACCACGGTGTGGAAGAAGCAGTATTCGATAATCGGGTCATCTGCTGAATATACAGGCGGTCTGACAAAGCCTACAGGCAACCCCTACATTAACCGTGGCAATGCAACACCTGTATACACACCTACCACCTCAGGGTCGAAGATTACAAAGTTCGTGTTGAGTTGTACCACAAACTACCCTAACGGTGGTGGAGTTATCGAAGTGTATTCGACAAGCAAAGTAAGCCTTACGGGATACTCGAAACTATATTTTAAGTTATCTGGGATAACCACTTACAACACTTCACACATCAATGTTGGTGTAGCATCGACTTACAACGACCCCGGAACGAGTTGGTGTCCGTCAGGATGGACAGCAATTACAAATGGTGGTGGGAACTCGATGATGATTACGAGAACCGCAGAGAAAGACGTTAACCTCGGAAGTGGAGCAGGAACATATAACTTCGACATTAGCAGTTTGTCGGGAAGTTACTACGTCTGTTTCTGCCTTTGGGTAGCAAGTGGCGACGGGAACTCGAATATGTCAACCGTAACTGTTTCTGATGTGTATTTAGAGTAGGAGGACATTATGGCGACAACATTATTCACAATCGCACAGGGTGAGCAGTATGCCGTAGAGATAGTCCTCGAAAACGGTGGTGTGGAGATAACTCCGTACAACTCCGATGACGTGAAGATCAAGTTGGGGGACTATGAGAAGAAATACTCTGCGGGAGAACTGACATATCAGAATAACGCTTGGAACTTCCCTATAACTCAGGAAATGAGTTTGTCGTGGGGAAGCGGCAAAATCGATCTTCAGGGACAGTATAAATCGAGTAACAACATCTACAATACTGAGATTTATAAGGTTCAGGTAGATACGTCAATCATTGACGACACATGGTAAAACAGGAGGCAATAAAATGATTTTTATACCTGTAGTCATTGGCTCAACAATCGATACTCGATCAGGTTTCGAGACGAAGAACCCGATACTTGCGTCGGGGGCTTTCGGCCTTGAAAGCGATACTCAGTATTACAAGATTGGTGACGGAGAAACACGTTGGAACGACATTGTCGGATACAACGGTAATCTTGTTACCGATGGTGGCGGCGGGGATACTCCAAAGTAATTAATCGAGAGGCGAAAATATGGCAACAACGATATCGGTCAGAACGATAGTAACACGAGGCACGATGAACAGCCCGACAGATATCGAGCGTGGAACGATGGGCAGGTCAGAGTTCGTGCCACTTCCGTGGGACGTAACGGTGACTCCGTCCGCTAATCAGCAGACAATAACTGCACCTGACGGTACGTTTCTTGAGACGGTAGTTGTCGAGGGGCTTGACGCATATGGTGGCAGTTACACGGTCACGCCGACTGTCGAGGGCTTCTCAATGCCTACAGAAAACAAATTTATGACAGACGATGTCACGGTCAATGCTATACCTTATTGGGAAACTTCTAACATTAGCGGTACAACGGTATACATTGCCAACGAATTAGGAGAATAAACAATGGGTATAAACAAAATCATATATGGCGGCACTACGCTTATAGACCTTACAGGCGATACTGTAGTTGCCGACAAGATGCTCTACGGCTATATCGCTCACGATAAGTCGGGTGAGGTCATCACAGGTAGTTGTACCTATGACTCAGACACAAGCGATGCAACAGCACGGGCAAGCGAGATACTTGCTACCAAGACGGCATATGTCAATGGTAACAAGATAACAGGCTCAATGCCGAACAGAGGGGCTGTTACAGGAACGATATCCACCAAGGCTGAAGAATACACCATACAGAACGGATATCACGATGGATCAGGAAAGGTAAGCATATCCTCAACTGAGCAGGCAAAGATTATTGCCTCGAACATCAAGTCAGGTATCAGTATTCTCGGTGTGGTTGGTACTTACTCAGGCGAGGCCGCAACGGCACAGGCAAAGACGGCTACACCTGCTACGACACAGCAGACGATACTCCCGGACGCAGGGTATGACTATCTGTCTCAGGTTACGGTCAATGCAATTCCTTATGTGGAGACGGCTAATACCTACGGAACAACAGTAACTATCGGTTAAGGGGGCTTGCTATGGCGGTAAATAAAGTAGTCTACGGTACTACGGTACTCATAGACTTAACGGACGATACCGTCACTACAGGGGCGTTATTGCAGGGTTACACGGCTCACGACAGATCAGGACGGGCAATAGTCGGTACTATGACTGCGGGAGCGGCGGCGTTGAGTGACACGGTCACGACCTTACCTAATGGCGGTTTACAGCACGATATCACGGCAATAGACCTGACACAAGATACCGTGACCTCTGCTCACCTTGAAGCAGGCTACACAGCCCACGACGCACGGGGCAATGCAATAACGGGAACAGCCACCATTCCAAGTACCCCTTGGGGGCGTATCACTTATAACGGTGGAGTAATAACGGTTTATTAAGGAGCATATATGCGGAAGAACGTAGTTATTAATTCAATTACCTATAATTCAGTCCCGCAGATTGAGATTCCGCTTAGTGGCGGTGGTGGCAACGCCGTATTCTACGACACCACCACGGCTGACGCAGGAACGGGTGATGTACTGTCTGGAAAGACCTACTACAAGGACGGCTTAAAGACAGGTGCGATGACCAACAACGGTGCCGTGTCAGGCACAATATCAACCAAAGCGGGAACGTACACAGTACCGGCGGGCTACCACAACGGAGCAGGTTCTGTAGCCATATCTTCAACAGAACAGGCGAAGATCATAACCGGTAACATTAAGAGCGGTGTCACAATCCTTGGAGTGCGGGGCAAGTCGAGTGTCGTTGACACAAGCGACGCAGACGCTACTGCCGCACAGATACTATCGGGTCAGACAGCATATGTTAATGGCACAAAACTTACGGGCAGTATGACACGGCGGTCAGTATCACAGGACGGCGTAACCAAGGTATTAACAATCGCTTAAAAGGGGGCTATATGGCACAGGAAGTAAGGATAGCGGGTCGGACATACTCAGACGTGCCGTCCATAGAGGTACCTGATAGCAACGGCACTTATCATTCATTCGTAGACACGAGCGATGCAGATGCCACGGCAGGCGACATTATTAGCGGACGGACTGCATACGTTAACGGGGTGAAACTCACGGGAACAGGAACACAGGGCGGTGAAACGCTCACCATTCAGCGAAACAGCACAACAGTTGCCACATATGACGGCACAACGGCTGTCACGGCAGACATATCCGTACCTACAGACTACCTGACGGTAGACACTTCAGCACGGAGCATAGGACGGGCGAATGATGTTAACGCTGACACCCTTGACGGAGTTTCGCTGTCGGACCTTGTGCAGAAAACAGACGTAAACAATTTTTACCACCGAGGGAGTAATCCTATTGCTTCTACGGCAGGTGACACTCCTGCGGCTTGGGTTGCGCTCGGTGTGGGCGTATGGTATTTCAACGCAAACAGACTTATCAGCCAGCCTGCTCAGTATGGCGTGGTAATTAACGAAGTTCACGGCTCTTCTGTGTATCAAGTATGGTACGGCACGACCAAATTGGCCGTTAGAGCAGGGAATACGAGCAACGGGTGGACAAACGAATGGAGACCCGCATTTCTCGGCACGATGTCATTGTCGGGAACAACGCTGACAATCACGTCATATTAAGGGGGGAGCATATGGCATACTTAAAACCACAGTCACCTATTCAGGTTAACGGTGGAGATTATATTTATCCTCTCACCACGACAGACCAAATAATCGATAGCGACACAAATGCTCAGTTGGACATTATCGACAAGATATATCCCGTCGGAAGCATATATGTGTCCGCAACAAACACTAATCCGTCAGCACAGTTTGGCGGCACATGGACATTGGTTGACAAGCAGTTCGCACAATACGCATCAACTTCCACATCTGACGTGACGCTTAACACGACCAACTGCACATCAATAGCCAACTACGCTTTGCAGAGAGCGGGTCACACGACATACATCAAACTGTCTTTCACAAACGCTGTGGCAGTTACAGACTCAACTATAGAGATGTTCACCATAGCACCCGCCACAATGGGAGCAACGTCTATATATCGGCGTGACTACAGCATATTTTCTGATGGCGGCAATGCCTGTGTCACACTTAATATGACGTCTGCGGGAGTGTTTCGTACGGGAGACAGCATGGTAAGAGGTTCAAGCACGGCATCTTTGCGGGCAGGAACGAGTATAGGCATTTGGGAGTTTATCATCCCGCACAGGTATACGAATATGCGAGATGACTGCTGTGACAAATTCTTCTTCAGGAGAACAGCATAATGGCAACACGGAAAGTCATAGTGCAAGGCACTACAATAGTTGACCTAACAGATGCCACGGCTACTGCTGACAAGATACTCTCAGGTTATACGGCTTATGGAGCGGACGGAAGCAAACTGACGGGGACTGCAAGCGGTGGCGGCGGAACAGGCGGAGTCACGCAGGATGCCAACGGCTTCCTCGTCCTGGATGACCAGGGCGGCGGTGGCGGTGGCGGTCTTGAGTATGAGGAGGGAACTTGGACACCGAGCGAAGATATAGATAATTATGTAATTTCATTCGCAAATACACATACAGAAGCCCCACTATTATATACGGTTTATGATGCGACAGGAACGGCTATGTCAACATATCCGACAAATTTAGCCGTAACCTATTTTGATTGTTATATATTAACGCAAACGGGCATACCATATAATGGCGTTGTAAATGGATATTCTATAGTTTCTTACAGAACGAGAAATTCATCAGCAACAGGGAACAATTCGTCTTCAACCGTAGCAACAGTTAACTCAAGCGATAGCAGTTCAAGTGATACTTCCAAGGCTCGTTATTGGGCAACCGAAACAGGTATTAGGGCTTATTGTGCTTCTTCGGACAGACTTTGGCGAGCAGGTCGAACATATAAGTGGATAGCGGTTTGGAAACCGTCAACATAAGGAGAGAACGCTATGGCATTAGACACTTTGGAGGTCTTCGGCGTTGAGTACACAGGTGTCGCAGGTATCAAGGCGACAGATGACAACGGCAACACGAAGACATATATCAGACCGCAGGGAACGAAGAGCATATCAGCCAACGGCTCGGGCATAGATGTGACGGAATACGCCGCCGTTGATGTGGCGGTGACTCCGCCATCTCCGTCCCTTCAGAACAAGAGCAAATCATACACGCCGAGCGAAACCGCACAGAGCGAATCGGTATCGGCTGACGGCGGATATGACGGCCTGGATACTGTCAGCGTATCAGTTGGGGCAATATCCTCTACATACGTTGGATCAGGAATAACAAGGCGATCTTCAAGCGATTTAACTGCTTCGGGAGCGACAGTATCAGTTCCGTCAGGGTACTACGAGAACAACGCTTCAAAGAGCGTATCAAGTGGCTCAGCCACGCCGCCTACCACGATAAGCGGTTCAAGTGCGACTTTGTCAACAGGGACTAACACTATCACCCTACAGAAAACGCTGTCTGTCACCCCTCAGGTGTCTGCGGGATATGTAAGTAGCGGAACGGCTGGAAACGTGCTGGTGTCCCTTAACGCTTCTGTAACCACCAAAGCGGCTCGGACTATAACTCCAAGCACCAGCAATCAGACCATAGCCTCAGGTACCTATCTGACTGGAACGCAGACCATATCAGGCGATGCCGATTTGGTTGCACGGAACATAAAAACAGGGGTGCAGATATTCTCGGTGACGGGGTCATACACGAGCGATGCAACGGCACGGGCTGGAGATATCGTGAGCGGTGAGACGGCTTATGTGAACGGAAGCAAGGTCACGGGAAGCCTAATTATCAACAAGTATTACACAGGCAGTTCCGCACCGTCCTCAAGTCTCGGAAACAACGGCGACATATATATTCAGGCGTGAGGTGAGATATGGCTTCAACTACATTGACCGCATCTAACTATACAGGCTTAACTAACTTAACCACCTCAAGTTCATATCCTGTCACTAACGCCTACAACAACAGTTCTAACACCGCAAATTATGCGAGATTCAGTTTGGCGACATCGACTGCTGGGCATATATATTTCACCTACGACACCTCTGATATTCCGTCAACAGCGACCATTCAGTCTGTAACGGCCAATGCGAGGCTCCGTGTTTCCAACACCTCTCGTGTGACCGACAGGGTGTGTCAGTTATATACAGGCACCACAGCAAAAGGCTCAAGCGTATCATTCTCCTCGACATCAAGCGGTGGTGCGGTGGTAAGCCCAACGGCAGGTACATGGACACGCTCTGAACTGAATGACTTGCGAATGTATATAGCAGGCACAGGCTCATCAAGTACGTCAAGCAAGTACATATATGTATATGGAACGGACATCACCATCACTTATGTAACCACGAGCCGCACTATTACCACTACTTTAACGGGTAGCGGAACGATAGTTCCAAGCGGTACGGAAACATATTATGACGGCGATGAATACGAACTTCATATCACTCCAACTAATTCCTCTGACACGGTAACAGTCAAGCATAACGGCACAGATGTTACCTCACAGGTAATACCGCCCGGTACAGTAACGGATACAGTCGAGAGCGTGTTAGGCTCTTATACGCTCGTAAGCGGAACATTCAATTCGGGATCAGATTGGTTTAGTGGGAGAACGGGGAACGGTTACGACACGTCCAGCACAACGTCATCCAACTACTACTCAAGCGGTAGCGGAACGGTGGTCGTGTTCACCTACGATACGCCGATAAGTGTTCCAAGCGGAGCGACTATCACGGATTGCTATTTCAAAGTAAACGGTCATGCTGAAAGCACATCAAATTCCAGCGAATATATGTGTGCTCAGTTGTACTCAGGCACGACCGCACTATCTGAAGAATTGAATTTCAAAAATGTTGGAACGTCAAATTCAACACAGACGGTGCAAGCGACCACACTCCCGACTATCGCTCAATGTGCAAACCTTAAACTGCAATGCAGACTTGGCTACTACGGCGGTGCAATCAACGGAGCGACTGTATATGTGACTTACACCATTACGTTCAATTACTACACTTACACCTTTACGGTGGGAAGCGATGCGACCATAGCCGTTACTATCAGTGGTGGCGGTGCTACTACCACCATATATCTCAAAGAGAATGGCTCGTGGGTGCAGTATTCCAAGGTGTACGTCAAGACAGGCGGCTCGTGGGTATTGCAGAATGATATAACTTCGGTGTTTGACACCACAAAGAACTATGTTAAGGGGGAATGAGCATGCCAATAAAATACGGCTCAACCACAGTAAAGGGGGATAAAACATGATAGTTGATGTAAGCAAGTTCCAAGGGCAGATTGATTGGGACGCTGTCAAGGCAAGCGGAATTGAGGGAGCGATATTGAGAGCCGTCTCCACGAACTCTAACGGCCTTTACAAAGACCCATACTTCGACAGGAACTATACAGAGTGCAAAAGACTTGGAATACCCGTTGGTGCATACTACTACACCTACGCAACGAACAAGGACTACGCAGACAGAGAACTTGCTTTGTTCAAGACTTGTATCGAGGGTAGACAGTTTGAACTCCCAATAGTCCTTGACGTGGAAGATAAACTGCTCACACAGATATCCGCTTCGGCTCTCACAGACCTTGCCATATACGCTCTCGACAGGATTGAGAAGTGGGGCTGTTACGCAATGTGGTACACGGACCTCAACTTCCGCAAGAACCATCTCGTACCATCTCGTCTTGCTTCGTATGACTATTGGTGTGCGTATTGGAGTGCCAACAAGCCATCAGTCGCATACGGAATATGGCAGTACACAAGTGACGGCTCAGTAAGCGGAATTAACGGCAGAGTAGACCTGAACAGGACAGACAGGGATTATCCGTCAATTATCAAAAAGGCGGGATTGAATGGCTTCTCCAAAGAAGAGCCTGTAGTCGAGCCTGACCCAGAGCCTACACCAGAACCCATTCCTGATCCCACACCAGAGCCAGACCCTGATTTCACAGACCGGGAAAAGAGTATCATTGTCAAGATCATACGCTTTCTTATTAAGTTAATAGGAGGCCTTGAATAATGAATGAATGGACTATCGTAACGGTGATTATTGCTCTTGTTGGACTGTTTTTCACGTTGGGTAAGCCAATAATCACCCTGAACAACAACATCACAAAACTGACTGTTACCGTGGAAAGCCTACAGAAAACCGTAGACAAGTTGGAAGCCAAGCAGGCAGAAGATCAGAAACGAGTTTGGGAACGACTTGACAAGGGTTCAAAGAAGTTCGATGACCACGAGAACAGAATTACGAATTTGGAGAGGGACAAATCATGAGGGAAGAAGATGTTCGCAAATATTACTACGACGGTCTAAAGAAAAAGAGAACCCGCAACAGAGTTGACGACTACATAAGGGATACTGCTTCGGAGGGCGTAAAGCCTACAGCGTGGGAAAAGGGCCGAGGCCGGGGTAGAGATTTGTATTCGCCAAGACCGAGTGCCTCAGCAGAAGACCGTTCACCGAAGAACTTTAGCGACAAGTATCGGAAGACAGCCTCAAAGGCCGCCTACAAGAGAAAGCAGAGCAACAAGAGGTGGGAAGATGAATAAGGCTTACATTCTGTTTATTGGACTTGCTCTTATTATTATCGGTTTCGGCATTGTCGCTTTCATCAAGCATGAGCAGATTAAGGCTTGGCTTGAGAAAGAAGAAACCAAGGCCAAAATCCGTGAACTGTGCCGCATGGCAGAGCAACTGATCGTCGGCACAAAAATGGGACAGCAGAGGTTGGCTTGGGTAGTCGAGCAACTCCGTAAGTATGTGCCTCCGGATATCGCCAAGTACATCACTACGGAGATGCTGATTAAAGCAATAAACATCATTTTTGAACAGATTGCAGTCGTCATGAGGGACGGCTCAAGAAAGGCGGTTTGATTATGGCAATGTACAACACAGGTAACGCCTTTGAATTGGGCGTAAAGACCGGAGTTGATGCACGGGGGTGGGACAGGAACCGCAAGGCGAGAGCCAAGCGGAAAGGCGATAATCTTGCGAACGACACCGAAAAGGCTCTTAAAGAGGCTCAGACACAGGCCGCAAGATACGCCGGAGGCACAGCAAGAGGCACTACAGGCGTCAATGCCACAGGCGTTGTAGACACCACACCTGATATCGAAGCACTTTACAAACAGCAGTATGATCTGGCTGAAAAGCAGAGAAAGCGGCGGCTTGACGCAACTATTCAGGCTAACAACGATGCCGCAGAGAGAAGTCTTGCAGACGCTTATGTGGCATACATGCTTCAGCAGAGAAACCTGCCTCAGCAGTTGAGAGCGAATGGTATCAACGGCGGTGCGACCGAGACCACTCTTGGAGACCTCAGCAACACTTACCAGAACAGCAGAAACAAGATAATGCTTGGTAGAGATGACGCTAACGCACAGGCGAGACTTGCCTATGATAGCAGAGTTGCAGAGGACTATGACAAGTTCCTCACCAACAAGATCAACCTTGCAATTGCCAACATGAATAATGCGGCTCAGTTAGCACGGCAGACACCTACTCGTACATCGAGCAACACTTGGAATAAGGCTTCAACAACGGGCGGTACAAGTCCGTCAGGGGTTGCCGTAGGCTATCAGTCTACACGGCCTGCTCGGAACGCAACTGCGAACAGGCTCTTTAACGGTGTCGGATATGGTAGTGCAGGTGCTGTCGGTGTGGCGCAGGGTGCAAACGACGTGATAACGTCTCAGATACGGGCATTACTTCAGCAGGGATATTCATACGACCAGATAAAGAAGATGTACGGTTATTAAGGAGGGCATATAATGGCTCTTACCGAAAAAACCTTTAAGCAACTGTACGACAAGGCTGTAGCGAGAAACAATATTGTTAATCGGTACAGCAAGGCGTTCACAGGGCAATCGAACACTCCACGGGCGAATACAACGCCTTTTGTTCCACAGACGCAGACCGTTCAGGCACAGCCCGTAGCGACTGCGTCTAATAACAATTCTGATTGGTTCGACGAGTTGTACAAAAGGGCTGAGACTTATGTCGCAAACAATAAGGCCCAGACCGCCGTGCAGAACGTGGCGAACAGTATGCCTTTTGTTCAGCAGACTGTACCACAGCAGACACAGCAGATGCCTGTTATTCAGGATCAGTACAATAACCTGATGTACAATCAGGGCTTCGGTGGCGACGTTAACGCAATTCCGGGGACTATAGAAACCGACAGGGCCAAAGCCTCAGATTACCTTGCTTATAGAGCGGAAAGAGATGCGGCAGATACGGCACAGGTCGCTAACAATAGTCCTTTTGCGAATAGCGGAATGTCTGACGAGCAGATAGTACGGCTTGAAAATCAGGGCTATACAGGCGGCTCTCACATGGCCGGTAAGTACCGGGCGTTGCCACTCATAGCGGCAGAGGGAACAGTCGGTTCTTGGGTGAATGATGTCGAAGCGTCTGCTCAGTTGTTGGGTAGCAAAGAGGCAACGGATTATTACGATTTCCTCCAGAACACCCAGAACGGCGGTGCTAATACCAATGCCGGAGAAGAGGTCGGTAAGTTCTTCACTTATAAAGACAAGTTGGGCAAGCAGAAACTCGATCCTAACGGCAAGGGTTATTGGATACTCGACCAGAGAGATAAACTCCTTGCAGACACCATGGAGGACCTCACTCCGGCAGAACAGTTCGTTACGTCTACTGCTATCTCAGCATTGCAGAACTTGGAACTTATGCCGGTAATGCTCATTCCGGGACTTAGTCAGGCGGCAAAGGAGAGGATAATCCTCGGCCTCATGTCGTCATCTGCAATGGGTAATACCATTTACGAAAAGTCCAAAATGGGCAAGACTCTGAACGACGCTTATGTAAGCGGCATTATTGACGGAACTATTGAGGGTGCTACCGAAATGATAGGCGTTGATGAACGGGTGAAAGCGTTCACGGGCAAGAGTGGAAGTCTCCTCAAGAGCCTCGCTGTTCAGTCTGGAGCCGAGGGTGCTGAAGAAGCAATCGGTTACATTGCAAACTATTGGGTAGATAAGGCTCGTAAAGACCCTGATGCTAAGTTCTCAGCACAGGAGTTCCTCACGAACACCCTATCAGGTGCTTTGAGCGGCTTAATGCTCGGTGGCATTTCCAATGTTAGCGGTATGGCTTCGATGTCTCCTGAAGAGAGGTCAAACTATATTCACAATCGGTACAGCATGGAAAACGGTGTGTATGAGGCACCTGTCACCGCAGATCAGATTGAAGCGACGTCTGCACGGAGAGCAATGGCAAACCCTACATCGCTTGTATATCAGCCGTCAGCACAGCAGGGACAGAACCTGAACGACTTGCTATTGAAAAATCAGTCGCCTCTGGGGATAGAAAGCATTGCCAATGAAACCGCACCTCAGGACGCTCTCATTGGACAGGCAGGGCAGAGTTTAGATGATCTCTTGGCACAGGCTCCACAGCAGACCGTGGAAGAAGCACCTGTTCAGGAACGGCCTGTGCCGTCTGAAACGCCTGAGAAGATACCATCTCCTCTGGAAACCGAAGATGCGGAACGGTACATTAAATCATTAGAGTCTACCGGAAAAGACAATAAAGGCTATCGACAGTATGTAAGCACAAGCCTTGAACGGCTTGAAGATGCGTTAAAAATAGTAGACAGCGACTTGTATAACGCCTATCTGGCAGAAGCCAATAGCGGTGAGGTCAGCAGTCCTATAATTGATACTGTAATAAACATGGATAACGTTGTCAGAGGGGATTTAGTATCTCCGATGGCAATGGCAAGATTCTTGAGCCGGGCATATAAAGCAGAGGGCATTGAGGGGTTAAGGAACGTATATAGTAGATTAGACTACACCAACCCTAAAGTCTATCAGCAGATACTTGACGGTGCATTGCCGTCTGAGGCTTCCAATGTAACACAGACCGAATCAACGACCTCACAAGTTGAGAAGAAACAGGCAAAGACACCTAAGGCCAAGAAAAATCCTCATACCAAGTCGTATAACAATGCTCTTGCCGGGGCGAAGAGAAAAGTTAAGAGCGGCAAACATGACTTTATGTCAGTTCTCAGAGATGCCACTAATAACTATTACCTTAGTGTAGATGAGTTGTCAGACCTTTATGACGATCTGGTCGCTTACTCTGACAAGAACAACCTTATGGTAGGTTATCCTCGCAAAGAAGACGTTCTCAAGAGCCATAAGGGCTACAAAGCAACTGAGAATGTCGCACAGTCTGTAGAAGAGCGGTCGAGAAGAGATATTAAATTTGCCGGAGAACTCCGTACCCCAGAAGAGATACTCAGGGATAGGGTTGAACTTAATCAGGAAGACATTGAGGATTGGATAAGCGAGCATGACCGCACACTTAACGAACTCGAAGCCGATGAAATTGATCAGGGTGAGTGGGAGTTCGAGAAAAAGTATGGCATGACCATGGATACGGCTCGTTCTATCCTTAACGATATTGAAACTGAACGTCTTGCCAAAGAGCCGCTTGAGGGCCAAGTTAATTTTGAAGAGTCGATTAAGGCCGAGCCTAAGGAACAGAAGCCAAAGGCTACACCTAAGGGAGATATTGCGGAAAAGAGGCCGGCCCCAAGTAGTGAACGGTACGATGATCTTGTTAAGAGTACGATAGGAGAAACCGACGAATACACCGAAGAAGTAGTTTACATTTCCGGTGGCTATGTGGAGCGTTTTATCGTTAACAACGACCTCGTCGTCAGCGTATCTCCAGATTACAAGTCAAAGACTATCCCTGTTAATGAGTATAACCTTGACGCCGGAGACAAGTATTACGGAGAAACCCCGCCATTTGAATATGACGGTGATCTTGGCCCTATCCCGGACAACGCAATGGAAGTCAAGGACAAAAAAAGCGGGACGAAATACTTTAGGGTAGATGATAATCTTTTCTTGAAAAGTTCAGTTGAGAAGTTACAAGGTATCTCAGACTACCTGATGTATGATGACGCAGACATGATCCTTGTAGGCTATGGTGATAATGACGAGATTACAGGCTATGTAATGGGAACGCCTGCCGAAGAGTTCACGGTGTTAGGCCAACGTAAAGTACGGGGGATGCTGAACCGGCACAGAGGCGAAAACGCACATTACTACCTTAGCGGTGAACAGGCCAAATACGCTACGCCAAAGGCAGACAAGGCTAAGACAAAACAGTCCTCGGCAAGTGAGATAGACCCTGAGCAATGGGACAGAGTTGAAAAAGAACTTGCTTCTGAAAAACGTCGGAAAGAAAACGAGCGGAACGGTATAATAGCCTCTTACGCTATTCCTGATGAAACCTTTGTCGATATGCAAAGGCATATTGATAACGCCAATACTATCGTTAAAGAGATCGTAGATGGCTTTAACAAGGTGTTCAATCCCACTCGGAAGCGGACAAAACAGGAAATCGATACGTTCTTTGATATGAAAGGTGAGCGAGAAAAGACACTTGCTCAGTTGCAGAGAACTATAGAGCCTCTCAAGGAAAAGTTCGACAACATGAGTACGGCAGAGTGCCGAGAGTTCATTGATAACTATCAGAACGGCAGACCTCAGGCAACGTCTGAACTCCAGAAGATAGACGAGTTTATCCGTAAAACGATTGAGCCACTCACAGAGGGACTGCTTGAAATCGATCCTGATGCTTCCATGAGAGAGAATTATCTCCCTCAGATATGGAAAGAGTCAGGCAAAAAACTGAGGGACGCATACTCAACGCTGAACAGGAAACGTGGCCTTGTAGGGGATACGTTCTTTAGGAAACAGAGAATTTACGACACCTATGTTGAGGGCATGAACGCCGGATTGACGCCTCTTACTCTCAATCCTATTGAACTGCTTGAGCATATAGTCTCGGCTGAGACACAATACATAACCGCTCACAAGATGTTCAATAAACTGAAAGAGATGGGAGCAATCAAGTTTATCCCTCAGACACAGGCAACTCCAGAGGGATATGTGGACGTAGACGACAATTTGTTCAAGGTTTACTATCCTACGGAGATAAAGCGTCTTGGACAGATCGGTAGATACGTTGCGACAGAGGGTGCCGGAGCCATGCTTCACAATTGGGTCATGGCTAACGGCGTAAGGAGTACAGCCATTGGAAATACCTTGGCGAACACAAAAAACAACGTAACTCAGATTGAACTTGCTTTCTCAGGGTTCCACTATATTCAGACATTCATGACTGCTTTTCAGGAGTCGTTCAACATAGGCTTGCAGAACCTTGTGAATAACAAGGACATAAGCGGAGCCGGTAGGATGCTTAATCCTCTTGCTATGAACAAAACGATGCGAGATGGCAAGACAATGATAGACTACATGTTGGACGAGGAAACATTCTTGTCTGACCCGAAAAATGTAGAGTGGCTGAACAAGCACCCGGAAGCCAAACTTATGGCAGAACTGTGGTGGAAAGGCGGCGGCAAACTATCTCAGAGCAATTATGAAGAGATGGGGAAGAGAGTAAATAGGAGTTTTGACAGGATTCTTAAAGACCTTGCCGATTCTCACTCTGTTCCGAACCTGTTCCGAGGAGGCGTAGACGCTGTTCGCAATGCGAGTAATGCAATTACCCAACCTCTGTTTGAAGACTTTATTCCGCAGTTAAAAGTCGGCTTCTTTATGGAGCAGATGGCCCACGATATGAGTGTATATCAGGACGATTTGATTAGCGGCCAAAAGACGCTCACCGAACTTGCCAGAAGCAATATCGACACAATGGATGACCTTTTCGGTGCCATGAACTATGACAACCGAAATTGGAACAGAACTATGAAACAGGTATTGCAGATCATATTCCGTTCCCCTACATGGTGGTACGGCAACGTACATATGGGACGGGGCATTGTCGAGGAAACGGCTAATGTAGGCAAAGCATTGTTGAGCAAAAACCAGAAAGCAGTTCTTGGAAAGAACACGGGATTTGCCGTTGGCATGCTGTTCGTAACAAGCGTGGTCGGAAGCATAATCCATACTTTGCTGAGCGGAGAACGCCCGAAAGATTGGAAAGACATGTTCGCACCTTGGACCGGAAGATATAACAAGAACGGCGAAAAAGAAAGACTTGCCGCTCCGGGATATATTAAGTCTTGGTTCAATCTTTACACAAACCCTAAGTCGAGTGTGACGAGTGCAACGAGTGGTTTCATTGATGTCCTGTATAGGCTGTATAAAAACGAGGATTTTTACGGCAACTATATTCGTGATCCATCCGACAGCATACCAGAGCAGATAGGTCAGGTAGACAAGTATCTCATCAAAGAGATATTCTATCCATTCACTATTTCCAACGTTGTTGAAGATTACAAGAACGCCAAACAGGATGACGGAACTGTCGATTGGGAGCATTTTATTAAGAACGCAGTCACGGATTTGGCCGGAATGTCAAAAGCACCTGACATGATTACAACGTCAAAGTTCAAGAGGGACGTCGCTAAAGCATATGAGAAAAACGTTTCTTGGAACTCTCAACCGGGTAGCCCTAACGACGCCGACAAACGAGAAGCAAAGGCTGATCTCAGAGAGAGAATATTTGACGGAACGGCGACAGACGAAGAAATTCAGAAAGCGATCGAAGACGGCGTAATCTCACTTGCATCTGCAAAAAGTGCTAAGATGTACACCTATGCGTATCAATGGGACAAACTTCCTCAGAGTACAAGGACAAGCCTTTGGAATAGTGCTTCCGATGAGGAAAAACAGGTCCTTGCGGCGGTCGAACTGAAAAAAGACCCAGATAAGCAGAACTCCAATTTTGTCAAAGAATGGAAGAACGGAGAACTGCAAGTTCCGGGACAGGACGAGTTCAGTAGAATGAAAGTCTACAGAACAGCGACGTTTGAGGAGAAACAAGCCGCTCTACAGTTCTACTATCAGTACATGGGGAATAAGGACACGGCCGCATATCAGGACAAGGACATGTCTGACACATTCAACACGACTAACAGACTGGTAAACGCTGGCTATTCTCCTTATGAGGCAGTAATGTTCCGACAAGTTCTCAAAGGTATTGAGGGAAACAAGAACGAAAAAGGTAAAACCATTACCGGATCGAGACGTACAAACAGAATTAACGCTCTTATTAGAAAGGGTTACTCTCGGAAAGAAGCGGAGAAAATAGTCAGTTTGTATGAGAATAAGTAGTCTAATTCGTGTACAATTCGTGTACAGAGATGTCTGAAAAAGCGAAAAACCCTTGATTTTCAAGGGTTTTTCTTTGTCATGGTGCGGATAACAAGTACGTTGAGAATATGATTTTATTTGCAAATACCCTCAAAAAAGCCTTAATTTATTGGGTTTTTTGAAGCCCCGTTTTCACGTTCAACAATTTTTCACCCAAAATTCGTGTACGATTCGTGTACGGAATTAGATTTTTTCGAGGACGGCAAGAGCCTTTTCTGCTTCCGTCGGGAACAGGTGAGCATAGGTTTTTAATGTTTGTTCTACTGTTGAATGGCCTAAGCGGTGAGCCACGTCCAAAGGGTTGATTCCGGCGTTTATGAGAACGCTTGCATGGCTGTGACGGAAGTCATGGATACGGATATGTTTTAATCCCGCACGTTCCGCTATGGCTCTATTAGCCTTGTCTATGGACGTGTCACGGAGCGATCTGTCGAAACCGCAAATGAACTTACCCTCGTTCCAACCATGATAGGCTGACTGTCGCCGTCTGTGTTCGTCGAGTATCCGGATCAAGTTGTTCGGCATGAGGACGTCACGGATACTGCTCTGGTTCTTTGGCGTTCCCTCGTTGTCGTCGCCTTTATTCTTCTGGTAGATAGAGGTTCTGACTAACAGTTTATTCCCGGCGATCCTATTCCACCTCAGAGCCTGAATCTCGCCTTTTCTGAGGCCCGTATAATAGGCTATACAGAAGAAAACGTAGTAGTCAAAGTAATTCCTCTCCTGTGCGATCTGGAGGGCCGTAGAGCGATATATAGCCCACTCTTCAGGGGTGTAATACTCCATCTCAGGTTTGACGTACTGAGGGTCTTTAAAGTTGCCTATGCGGCTGATAGGGTTAGACTCTATCAATTCCTGACGGACCGCAAAGTTCAATAATCCTCTTAAATATGAAAATGCCCTTTTCTTTGTCGTTAGTGAGCAATCCCTTTTATTGATTTCGTTTTTCCATTTAGTGAGTACCTGTGCATTGAGGCGGTCCACTCTATATGTTGATAGGTATTCTTTTATGTAATTATTATAATAAGTTTCCCTATTTCTATATGAGGACGGCTTTAGTTCAGCCTCTCCGACCTGTTGCCAGAATTGATACAGATCATCAACGGTCGCTATTTTAGTGTCGAGAGGCTCTTGAACGCTGTGTGCCAACTCCCATTCTAATTCCTTGGCCGCTTGCATGCCATAGGCAACACGGGTAAGACTATGAGCCTTGCCCTGTGCATCCGTGTAATTATGACGGACTTTGTACTTTGTCAAGCCGTCCTTATTCTTTTCATTCGTTTTGTAAATAGGCATAATTAATAATGAGCGAAAATGGCTCAGTTTTCTTTTTTACCATTAACAACCAAAAATTGTTAAAGTATAATATAGACAACCAAGGAGGTGTAACCATGAAAGAATACTTAAAGTCGAAAATAGACATGCTTACCGAAGAGGAAGCATGGGAATTACTCCTCGAACTTCTCAGGGAACATGAGCCTGAACATACTCTCGAAACGCTCTAACTCTTCCGGCGTCATTCCGTCAATACGGTCCTTGAGTAATTTGTGCGGGTCATTACGCTCTGTTTCCGATCCGTACAAGAGTTCCTCAATGCTCATGTTAAAGTAGTCAGCCAAGGCCCGAACCGTCCGGGCGTTTGGCGTACTACCTCTATTCTTCCAATGAGATACAGTTGTGGAGTTAACACCGATCATTCGGCAAACTGTTGTGGGTGTAGTATTGCGGATATCACACAATTCTTTTAATCTGTCATAAAACATAAAAATTACCGCCTGTAAATTGTGCAATCTAACAAACTTGCCAAATGGGCGGTATTATTTATTGACAACCACACAATAGTGCGATTATAATAAGTACACACCAAACAATTGGCAACTGTTGAGAACTAACATATGTTGACAACTAAATGGTAACTCAATAACTAACATTTGTAAATGGTGAGTTTAAATCAAAGGTGGTGAGAAATTGATACCTAAGTGGACGGGAGATGCCGTTAAGAAGATGCATTTGAACGGCATAACAATCAAGGCTCTTGCGGCTTACATGGGACTGTCAAGACCGTATCTCAACGGGCTTCTGAACGGGAGGATAATCACTCCTAATGCGAGGCTGAGAGTGCTGAACGCAATTGATGAGTACATCAAGGAGGGCAAAGGTGAGACAGCCGAAACTGAAAGCGAGTAATTACGATCTGGCCGAACTGTACTACACACAGTCATACGTTACGACCTCAGACCTTATGAAGCGTTTCAAAGTAAGTCATACGACTGCCGCAAGCGTGTATGCCTATTGCCGTGAATATGCCCGGCAGAATGAATTGGAATTATACCACGTTCCCGGAACGAAACTGATTCCTGTCAACCTGTTATTTGAGGCATATGGGTGGGATGTCAAAGACATTACTCGCAAGGTAAAAGAGGGGGCAAAGGTGCTATGAAAACGTTGCTTAAGACAGTAACTGTCGTTTCAACCATATGCATGTTCGGGGCTTCTGACATAGTGTTCGGGTCGGCCATGCGGCTTCTGGCTTACTATTCGTATAAGGCTACAGAGGTGCTGTATGGAAGAGAATATTGATCTGAAAATCAAGGCTCTCCAGAGTGCGATTGATCGCTCTAAATCAGTCTATTTAAAGAGGGATTTAAGGAAGAAACTCTGGAAACTGAAACGGCAGAAAAGACGTGAGGCCAGAAAAAAGAAAAGTGATTAAGTCCCGGTAAGACTTAACCACTCAATAGGATATCGGTTGGCAAACTCGATACTCCTATTATACCAAAAATCAAATAATAATCAAGTCTATCGGCGTGGGTTATGCATTTCCCACGGATAGCGAGCGGAGGTGTCGCAACTCTCATGGACGACCATACCATATACCTCTGCGATGACCTATTATCTCCGAAAAGGCGTAAGGTGAGCCGAACAGGGTGGCTCACACCTACGCCGATAGGCTTGATAGCAAGGAGAAACAATGGCTAATTGCAGATGTCCCATTTGCGGAGAGGCTCTGGAACCGAGAGATCGGCTCTATTCCGACAATATGGGCGAGGTCCTTGGGTGCGTATGGTGTTTCGAGGACCGGGACAATGAAGAGACCTATGATTATCGGGAATCGGCTATAGCGTACTGCCCTGAGGCGTATGAAACCGAAAGCCTGATAGACATTGAAGCCAGAGAGTATCAGCGAAATGTTCTCGACCAAGAACTCAGGAGGTGGAGATGAGCGATAGACAGAGAGCCGCTACGGAGTTCGCCAAGGCGTTTCCAAACGGCGTGACAAGTTTTACAAGAGCCGTTTTGCAAACAGTAGTGAATTTTCCAGAGAGGCGTGTGTGTTGCAAATACTGTCCGTTCTGCCTCTACGACAGAAACAACACGGCAAGTTATTGTGCCGCAACAAGACAGACGTTGTACGCAATCGAAAAGGGTGTCGGTTACGATTGCCCACTCGAACTGCTCGACGAATAGGAGGATTTAATGGGAATAGGAGTTTTAGTTTTAGGAAAGAGCGGAAGCGGCAAGACGGCTTCCCTCAGGAATTTCAAGCCGGGAGAGGCTCTGGTATGTTCGGTAGCGAATAAGCCTCTGCCGTTTAAGACCAAGTTAGACGTTGTGAAAACACCGAACTACAATGCGATCTATCGGGCCATGAAAGATAAGCAGTACAAAGTTTATGTCATAGACGACAGTCAGTATCTCATGGCATTTGAAATGTTCACAAGAGCCAAGGAAAAAGGATACGACAAGTTCACGGACATAGCGGTCAATTTTGAACGATTGTTAAGAGTGATCCGTGATAGCATGCCTGACGATTGTATAGTCTATCTTTTGCATCATACAGAGGTAGACGATATCGGAGACGTTAAGGCCAAGACCATAGGCCGCATGCTCGACAATCAGTTGACGATAGAGGGGCTGTTCTCAATAGTCCTCATTACAGAAACAGATGGGAAAGAGCATAAGTTCATTACTCAGTCCAACGGACACACCCCGGCAAAGTCTCCTATGGAGATGTTTCCGGAGGAAATGGACAACGATCTCAAGGCTGTCGATACAGCAATAAGGGGGTACTACGGCATTGGAAACACCGGCAAATGAAAAGACATATGAAACCTATTGGCGTGGCGGCGAGGCCATGTACACGGTCAGTAGGAACATGGTAACAGGGCAATGGTATCTCCGTGACAAAAACGGAAAGATTATTTCGAGGGGCGATCTGCTGAAAGTTCAGGCCGCCAAGGATAAGTATAAGGAGAATAACTTATGACATATATGGAGTTTATAGAGTTTTGGGAAGCGTGGCATGAAAAGGCAGAGAGTTTTCTCGATGCTCTTGACGATATGGTCACGCACATCAAATACGCTCAGAAATCTGCTGACGAGGCATTTCAGCGTGTTAACGGAGAGGACAGAGATAGTGCTTATTGGAACGAGGAAATGAGGTCCAAGGAAATGTACGTCAAATTAATGATAGACAACGTGCTTACAGCAATAGAGATGTACGGAGGTAAGAATGGAAGCATTTAAGGGCTACGAAGCCAAGGCAACAGAGGGCGGCGACAAACTGCCGGTAGGGAATTACAAGGTCAGGATCATAGACGCCGCAGAGGTTACTTACTCATGGGGAAATGTTCTCCAGATAAGGTTCGACATAGACGACGGTCCATTTAAGGATTACTACACAAACCGTTATCGCAATCGTCAGAACAAGGACGAGAACTACAAGGGCGTATTTAGGCTTACAGTTCCCAAGGGCGACGATACCGACAAGGATGCATGGAACATTCGCCGTTTTAACAACGCCATGGGCGTTCTGGAAAAGGACAATCCCGGTTGGAAATGGCGGTGGGACGAAAAGAAACTGTCCGGTCTCAAATGCGGTATGGTGTTCCGCTCAAAAGAGTGGGAGTACAACGGTAAGACAGGTTTCTACCCAGAGCCGTACAATCTGGCTTCCAGAGATGTTCTGGACATGATAGCAACCCCGGCACCTAAGAGGCTTGCCAGAAGCATTGACATAGCGAATGACGAGTTCGTCGCTGTAGATTCCTCTGCCGGTGATCTGCCGTTTTAGGAGGTTCACATGACACAGAATGAAGCGGTACTTGAGTACATGAAAAAGCATGACGGCATTACCACATGGGACGCAATCAATGTTCTGCACATTACAAGATTGTCTGCAAGGATATCGGACCTTAGGGAAAGCGGATACAAGATATCCACAAGAAGCGTTAAGGTCCCGGCTACATTCTACGGTAAGCAGACGACCGTAACACAATACAGTTTAGTAGATAACGAATAGTTTCATTTTTCGATCTCCTTTAATGCAGTAACCCCCGTCACTCGGTGGCGGGGTGTTGCCCAGAGGATCAAGAGGATAACGATGGCAAACGATAAGGCAAAGGGATTTATATTGCATGACGAGTTGATTGTCGATCTTTTGGAAAGCGGTTTTACTCCGGAGGATATAGGCGTTCTCGTCATTGCGATAACTCAATACAGAATGGGTAATGATTTACCCGAAATGGATAAGGCCGTTAAGGGCGTTTGGAACACTAAGGTCAAAAAACTGATCGACATTGATAACGAGAAATACCAAGCGGTATGCGAGCGTAATAAAAAGAACATAGAAAAGCGTTGGAGTGATACCAAGAGCGTACCAGAGGATACCAACGCTATACCAAACAATACCACTCGTATACCAGACGATACCAAAGGTGTTCCAGAAATACCAATACGCAAAGAGCAAATAGCAAATAGCAATACAACCTCTAACGAGGTTGTGGTAAAGCCACGAAAAAGTCGCCCTGAATCCTCAGCAGAGGTCAGCGAGTATCGGCTTAGTTTGGGCTATAAAGGTTTTGAAGCCGAGAGGTTTTTCGACTATTACGAGGCAAACGGTTGGGTACAGGGTAGGGGAAAACCTATCAAGGATTGGAAAGCGGCGGTCCGTAATTGGCATAAGAACGATTACAAGCCTAAGGCAAAGGACGATTGGCTTGAGGCTATTGAGAGGGGAGTGTTTGACGGATGACGAGAAAAGAATGTGCTGAGTTGATACGGCTTGTTAAGATCGCATTTCCCAAGTATCTTGACGGCTTCTCAGAAAACATGAAGCAAGGGGCGGTCAGTCATTGGATGGAATTTATCGGGGACATGGACATTAAGTTAGCCTATCTTGCGGTCAAAGAGTATCTGCATACGGCTGATACGCTGTACCAGAGCGATAATGTGCCGCTATTGATTGCGGACAAGGCCCATGAGATTAGGAGAGCGATTTCGTCCGAGTTCCCATTGACTAAGTTCGCATTTGGCCCGGTCAATAACTATGTCTATGAGGAGCGTAGGAAAAGGAACAAACTGACGTGGGCAGACGCAAAACCTTTGCCTCCGGCATGGGAACAGCACAGTCCATTAGGCTTGCAAAGTACACAGACAAATCACAACCCGACAACATACACTACAGTAACTTGCGAGGTGAGAAAAGATGATTGAAGCGTTACAGTTTTTATGTGGCCTTGCGTTCTGGTCGTGGCTTCTCATAGTCCTTAGTCTTGTGTGGTGGGTAACGGTCATCGGTCTTCTGAGGTGGACGAAGCAGGCAGGCGAGAAGATGCGGAAAGGCGAAAAGGTGTTCAAGTGACTAAGACAAGGAGGGCAAGACATGAAATATGATGACCCTATTATTGTCAAAAGAAAAAAAGATGAAACTGACGTTGAGTTTCTATGGAGATGTGTGCAAGAACTGACCAATTCACACAATATGTTGATAAAGCAAGTAAGTGACTTGACCATAGCCGTGGGAAGACTTGAGGGAAAGACAGAGAGTCATAAATGGGAATTTAAGGATATAAGATTTAGTAAGACTCTTCCACCACGATAAGGAGAAACAGAATGAGATTGATTGATGCGGATGCAATTGAATGGAAATCGCCTGCGGTTGGAATAGTACATAAGAGTGGTATTGATGCAATGCCAACAGTTGAAGCAATACCGATTGAGTGGCTTAACAGAATTGCATCAGAATGGAAGACACGGAAGATTCCAATGGGCGACCCCGATGATGGAGAGTATATCATTTTCCAGACGTGGAAATTGACGAAGCGGATTATTGATGAGTGGCGAGAGGAGAGAGGGTGTTCAAGTGAGTAAAGATTGGACAGGAAATTCTAAAGCAACATTCACCACCTTGGGAGCGTCAAATCATGTTGAGCATGATCGTGAAACGCATGATTACTACGCTACCGAGCCTAAGGCACTGGAATTGCTTCTGGACGTAGAAACGTTTAATCACGACGTATGGGAATGTGCTTGCGGTGAGGGACATTTATCAGAGGTCCTCATTAAGCGTGGGTATAATGTCCTCTCTACGGATTTAATTGAACGTGGATATGGTAGGGGGGGGGTAGACTTTTTGGCTGTTAATGAGAGATGGAACGGCGATATTCTGACGAATCCTCCATACCGATATGCTTTGGATTTTGTTAAAAAACGGCTCTCGATTGTCCCGGAGGGAAACAGGGTAATCATGTTCTTAAAAATCTTGTTTCTTGAGGGGAAAGAGCGAGGCGAATTTTTTAAAAGTAATCCTCCCAAAGTAGTCTATGTCAGTCGCTCAAGATTAAGATGTCGGATCAATGGTCGGTTTACTCCGGGGATGTCGTCGGCAACGGCTTATGCATGGTTTATTTGGGAGAAAGGCTTTAAAGGTGAGCCTGTCATTAGATGGTTTAATTAAGGAGGCCGAGCATGACAACGAATGAGGCAGTCAATATTCTGAAGCATATCAAGACAACGACAGCCGGGTATCATGAGATTGAACAAGCATTGAAAATGTATCGTCGCTCAATAGAGGTGGCTAAGAGGTTATCGTGCGGCGACGAAAGACAGATACTCATATGGCTGATAGTTGAATATATCGAGGAGGCCGAAAATGTGGAATGGTAAGTTAAAAAAGATGTTGGAGTTCTCAAGCAAGTTAGGCTTAGGCCAGATTAAGATTGCTGAGAGGTTAGGCTACAGCAAGGGTGCGATCCGGAAATGGTCCTCCGCTCCTATGGTAGAGGACGCCCGGAAATATCATTGTGAGGAATTGACGCCTCTGGTAGAGTATACGCTTACGATCCGGGACGCTACATGGGACGCCAACAAGTCCCGGTCCGTCCCTAATAAGCAAGAGGAATTGTCAAGGCTGATTAAGTTAGCAAGAGATTGTGGCTTCTCAACAAATGAGTTGGCCTTTGAGTTGGGGACGAACACAGAGAGCATTTACAATTGGCAAAAAATGAAATTCAAATGTCGTGACGCCGAGTTCTTTATCGATTTGCTCATAGAGTCTACCGAGAAAATGATAAAGGTAAGGGACAAAGAGTGGGCCAAGATTAAAGGTGACTGATTATGCGGGAAAGGGGAGGGCCGCTTCGTGACGCTAAAATTCTCGTCAGGTTTCTGTATGACGATTTAGGATACAGCAAGCGGCAGATTTCGAGAATAACTAAAGTGTCCGGGACGGTCCTTGACAGTATCTTGTATGGGTTATCGGTGCCAAAAGGAAAGACTTTACGGTCGATAAGACGCCGCATAATAAATCACTTAAAGAGTATTAAACAATCCCTAAAAGTATTGGAGGAAAAATATGATATTGATTTGGGGGACGATAGGTAGAGAGTATAAGCCAAGACTGTTTTCGTTAGGGCCGGACCGTCCAGAAAAACTGCCAAACCATATGATTATCAGAAGCAAGGACGATCTCCAGATAGTCCATAGACTATCGACGGCTTTCGAGGTGTCAGACGACGGGATAGATAGTATCTGTCGCTTCACGGGGATACCCGAAATACCGGAGATTATAGGCGGTCACTATGAGTGGAACGACATATGGGGAGAGAGTAATGCAACAGTTCGTGATACCGATTAGGTTCGACAGTTTCAACGACTACACCAAGAAGTTGAAACAGTCCAAACCGGAACGTAGATATTTCCCGGCCCGGAGATACAAAACGGCTGTCGAGGAACAAATCGTATGGTATATCAAGGCCGCAAGGATACGTCCGATTAAGCACCCGGTGTTTATTTCATTTCTCTGGTATGAGGAGAAAAAGGGCCGAGAAAAGAGCAGGGACAAGGATAATATCGCTTTCGCCAAAAAGTTCATTCTGGATCGGTTACAGAAGCGGAAAGTGCTACCCAACGATAATGACGATTGGGTGCGGGGGTTTCGGGATTTCTTTGTCTACGGTGAGGGACAGAAAGTTATCGTCAGAATTGAGGGTGTAGACGAGGCCGGTATCATGGACGACGTGGGAGAGGCCGATAGCGGCTCACAAAAGGGCGGTATGATTAATTAACGGCTAATTAGTGTTAGTTATCGCACGACAAAGAAAAACGCCTGTAGGGCTTTTAAAGGGCCTTACAGGCAATTTGCTTTTTTACTCTTTCGGTCGTCTAACGGATTCCGGAATTAATCTTCTTGTCGGGTTGATTTCTGATCCGTCGTCGGCCCTAATCCAATTGTTATTGTCGTCAACGTCAGCGTTTTCGTCAAGCCAAGCAAGAAATTCTTTTTCGTTTTCGGTCTTGAGTATCAGTTCGTCGTCCCGGCCCGTGATCTGGTAAGTGTACCTTGCATGGGCCTTGAACCATTCGTGTCTTTCCTTGCGTTTCTCGATCTGTTCCGGAGTCAGTTCTCGTCTCTTAAATGCCATGTGTCAGTCCTCCCTAAATGCTATTTTACCCGTTACAAGGGCTATTGTAAACAATGGCGCAAGAGACATGCTGATTATCATGTACATAATGATTAGTGCTTTCATTCCAAACCCTCCTCCGTGTACTCGATATAGTTTCCCATAAAGAGGTCTATAATGTCGTCCTCTCTTTCAATTCGGTTCGTCGGTATTCCGAACATGTATTCCATGTCGCCATACGCTCTGTTGCTGATGTAGAAGTCTACGATCGGTCCTCTTACGATTGCGGTCAAAAGGTACTTACCTTTCTGATACTCAAATATCGTTGGTGTCGTCTTTCTCATGTTTATGCCTCCTGTGAGTGTTTTCTTTTCGTTTGTCATGATTAGTTTTCCTCCTTTTCGACCCCGACTATCTCGTAAAAATCCGGGGTGTATGTCCCGTCTCTGCGGTCCTCGTCCTCATATACTGCAAGGGCGTTTAGGGCCTCGTAATAGTGGTCGAATTTTGCAATTTCGTTACCGGCTTCACGGTCTCTGATTACATAGGTTATTGGGCATATAACAATTGCCATGTTGGTATCCTCCTATATTATTAGTGTTGTTTGGCTATCTGCCGACGATCCCGGAGGACCGTTTCGTCGTAATTCTCAACGACTCGTCAGGGCAGTTTATACCTCTAACCATCCAAACCGTTTGCCTAATTCGACATGGACTGACGGGAAGTATCCGAAAACCGTATCGCCGTAGTCATTTGCTATTTTGATCTGAGTTATCGCTTTTATCGGCGTGCCGTTGGCTCTCAGAAAATCACGAATGTTGTAATATTTGATTTCGGCGGCCTCATTGCTAAAACCTAATTCCTCAAGCGTTTTGATTATTCCTTTTCTTGTCATTTTCAAATCCTCTTTTTAGTTACTCGTTGACGAGATTAACGCTGTACCAGATACAATCGTCGTGATAATTCAATAACCACCATTCAAGATCGTATTGCCTCTCGTTGTAATTCTCGTTTTCATACGGCCGAAATTCTTTTTCAATTTCCGTACCGTCGGCGTATATGGCCCTTGCTTCCCAATAGTACATACTCAATTCTCCTATTATTCGTAAATGCTGTAGTCTATGGCTTCCGGACGGTCGCATGATATCTCCCGGAAAACGTCGATAAACTGTTTGGACGGCGGCCGGATTCTGTTCTGATAGTCATAGAATGTCATGCTTCCGGTGATTATGAGGCCGGCCGGATCGTCGCTGTTACTGTACCAAAACGGCCGCATGTTACGAGGCCTTATGGCGTTTTTGGATATCTCAAAGCCGTGGCTTTCAACGTCGGCCCTCAATTTCTCCAAGGCCTCCCGGAGCGTTGCCGCCGGATACTCAAAAGTATGAGTGTAGTAATCCGTCAGTATCCAATAACGCTCATGGTTATAATCTTTCATTTCCGGCTTCACGGTGATTGTGAAAACCGGGAGCGTGCTGTCGTACTCATTGATCCGGCTTAAAATCTTGTCGTGCAGTTTTTCAATAACGGCCGTGTCTGCTTCTCCGGTCACTTGCTTGGCAAGTGTGCAAGCGGTCAAAAGGCGGCAAGCCTCATTTTTGGTTATCTCTATTTTCATGGTGTTCTCCTTTACGTTTTAAGGCCGTCGCCTATAATTTTTAGTGGGATAGGGCCTTTGTTGTCCGGATAGGCCCTTTAGGACCGGGTATTTGGTTTAGTTGATTGAGGCGTATTCGCTGTATGCAAGGGCAAATGCGGCGGCTTCTCTATCGCTTGTGATTATGTCCATTTGGTATTCGCAAAACCGCTTTAGAAACGCTTTCACGTTATCCCTTTTAACAAGGACCATGTCGTAAAAGTCCCTTGCGGTGTCCTCATACGTCGCCGCAAAATTGCGGTCGTAGTACAGTTTTCTGTAATAATTGCTGTATGTTTCAGCAAATTCTTTAATGTCGATTGTCATGTTCGTGTCCTCTTTTCGTTAGTGTTGTGTGACCGTTTCCGGTCTGCTTCCATTGTAAGCGGCGTTTGGGGCCTACTTAACATTTCTTTATATATAGGGCCGTGGCCCATGGGGTAGGGTTTTTGTTTGTCCGGATACCCTCTAAAACCGGTTTGGGTTTAGCGTGAGGCGAACACCTCCCTAAAGTCGCAAGGCCTCAAGGCTTGCAAGACGTGATCGTCCTCAAGTGTTTCAATCAACACGACGGCGTCGTCCGGGTAGCGGTTTAGTATCTGCTTTAGTTCGCTAACGGTGAGAATGTCCGGTCCGGCCCGCTTTTTCCGGTATTGCGGCATATCGTATCCGTTATTATTCCGGGACAATACTAAATAGTTTTTCATGTCAAAACCTCCATTTGTGCGGCCGGGATCGTGCCGGCCCTTTTTGTGTATTTTTGCGTTTAACGGCCGCCGCCGTGGGCATAGGCTTTTGACGTCCGGAGCCTATGAGAACCGGTCCGGATATCTCCGGGATTAGTCGATTATTTCAAACATTCCCGCCGGCGTGCTTATAAAATGGCCCTCAATCTCTAAATCTCGACCGATACCCTCATAATCTAAATGGCATGATATAAAGGACGGGAGATTGTCTATCTCCGGGTAAAACTCGTCGATATATCGCCGGGCTACGTCGGACATATCGTCACAGCCGGCCCAAAGGATACCGTCACGGTATGCCCTCATAACGTCGTAAATATCGCCGCTTAACTCCTCACATAGCCGCCAGAATATGTCCGGGTCAAAATTTGTCCCGCTTGTTTCCAGTTCTTTATAGGCGTCGAACATTTCGCTCATGTTCTCAGACGTCGCCGTGTCATATGGCAAAATATCGCTGTCAACGTCTAATAGCATTAACTCCTCGTCTATGCCGTCAAGGTCAAATCCTCTGTTTGTGAGTTCGTCGAGAACGTCCGACCATGTCTCAAAATCTGCCCGGTCAATTTCTGTTCCCAATGCACGCTCATTACATGCCGCATAACTACCATAAGAGCCAATTACCATTTTTAAATATCCGTTAGTCATTTTTTACCTCATTTCCGGGCCGGCGATCCGGCCGCATTTTATTTGATTTTTCCCGCTTAACGCCCGGCGGCGTGGGAAAGGGCCTTTTTTATCCGGGACCCTTTAGGACCGGGTATTGTTTTAAATAACGTCATTAATCCATAATGAGCGGAACATTGATATGCAGTCTCCGGCGTATTCGTGCCAGAGGTCAACCTTGCGGGCGGCCGTTTCATAATATGTCGTTATCCGGCGGTCCCGGTGCTTCTTTGGTAAATTGCGGTATCCGGTGACGATTGCGATTTTCCGGGTATGTGACGGGGATTTTCTCTCAATCTCGTATACGTCGAAATTCCACCCGTAAACGCCGGAATTGTAGTAAACCGGGTTTAATCCGTTGAGCAGTCTTTGCCGGTCTCCATATGGAACGGATATAATCATGTCGTAAATGCTGTTAAGTTTTGGAACGGTGATAAACTGTTTGCTTTTCATTGTCTTAAATCCTCCCGGCCTCATGGCCTTGTTTTTGTCTTTTCCGGTTGGCCCGTTGCCGTCCCGGTCTGCTTACAGTCTAAGCCGGGGCTTTTCCCTACTTAACATTTGTTTGTTTATATTAATAACTATAGGGGTATTTGGAGAGAGGAAGAGGGGGAAGTATTAAACCCTTGATAACAATCTTTAATACAAGCAAGGGTTATTTCAGTAAATAAATATTTAGCGAAATAGTTTGTCCATGATATGCATACAAATTGCTTAAATTGTTTATGTTTTGTATTCATATGGTGGACAGCCTATAATCTGTACAGTATTGACGGACAATTTTTTTCTATGTGATAGGATCATATACTCAAACTGTCTATATATCAGATTAAGGGGTACCCCCCGGTGCGTTTAGAGGGTATATATATATTCCACCTATACATTTTTCCCAATTTTTGACTTTGTTAGATTACTAACTAAATATAAAATATTACCTAAAAATAACCATTTGTTAGGTTTTCACCTTTATAAACTACTGTATTTATTAAAAAAATGTGATTTTCAAATAAAAGCGAAAAAAAAAGATAATTTTTATTGACAGAGCATTAGACTATATATAGAGGGTGATAATATAACTCTTTATAAAATATATAAATACAAATAAGGATATTAAGATGGCAGAAGAAGATAAGAAGATCGTAGAAGAGAAGATAGAGAAGAAAGAAGAGAAGAAGAAGTATCCTGTAGGGAGGCACCCTAATACATTAGCGGCATTAGAAAGGCACAGGCATTATTTGACTGATGCAGATAGGGCTAAGGGGACGGAGCGGTCGAACAGGGCTAAGCGGAACAGAAGAACTTTTAAGAAAGAGTTAGAGAAGTTCCTTTCGCTCCCTATGAGTCAGCAGATACTTGAGAATCTCAATTCTGATGTATTGGCGTCCTTAAAGGACATGGGATACGACACCAAGTTAACGCTTAATGAGTTATTGGCGTTGTCTCAGATCGTAAATGCGGTCAAGGGAGATAACAGGGCGTTTGAGAACGTGAGAGATACTGTAGGCGAGAAGCCTGTTGAAAAGGCAGAACACAGCCTGTTCAGCGAGGGTATCAACGTAGTTATCTCTGACAAAGAAGAAGAGTAAATGGTTGACGTAAAGATACAGAGGAACGCTATTTTCAAGCCGGTATGGGAGAGCAGACGCAGATACATAGTCATGCTTGGTTCGGCGGGTAGCGGAAAGAGTGTTGACACCCGGCAGAGATTGCTTTTAAGGCTCATATCTGACAAGGGACGAAATCTGCTCTGTATCAGGAAAGTTGCACAGTCGAATAAAGACAGCACTTTCAACGAGTTAAGAAAAGCGGCCGACCGAATGGGCGTATCGGACCTGTTCAAGTTCAGGACGATGCCTTTGTCGATAAAGTGCCGGAACGGAAATGAGGTCATTTTCGGCGGCGTGAATGATGACGACCAGAGAGAGAAACTCAAGTCCATTACTGCTGAACATGGCAACATTACCGACATATGGATAGAAGAGGCCACGGAGATAACTCAGAACGATTTTGAGATCATTGACGACCGTTTGAGAGGCGACCTGCCTAACGGCCTGTTCTTCCAGATAACGATGACGTTCAACCCGGTGTCGGCAAACCATTGGATAAAGAAAGTTTTCTGGGACAGACCTGATCCTAACGTGCTGTGCCATAAATCAACGTATCTGGATAACCGATTTATCGACGAGGCTTACTACGAGCGTATGGAGCGTAGAAAAGAGGTCGATCCTGAGGGCTATCAGATTTACGGTTTAGGTGAATGGGGAGAAA